AAAGCCGCACTTGCAGGTACAGATACGTCTTGACGGCCTCTATGTTCTTCGCGATGCCGTTGAGGTATTGATCCCAAGTCTCCGTCTTGCCGGCGATCCTGAACGAGGGCAGACCGATCTGCTCCGCGAACATGAGCGCCGTGTTTGTATGGAGAATGATCTCTTGATCGAAGGCCGTATAGTCCTCGGTGATGCCGAGAGCCTTCTTGATGTCATTCAATATCGAATCAGCCACGGTCACCTCCAGGGTATCGTGTCGTTCGGCGTTCTCTCGACTAGAGGCTTGGGTAACAGACTCGCGTCGCCGAAGTGAATCGCGTTGTGTGTGTCGTGTCGCACGCAGACCAGGTATTCGGGGTCGAGGATGTCGGGATTAAACTCTCCCTCGAGGTCCTCGGGCCGAATCGGGTTCATATGATGAACGAGAATCTTACCGTAGATGTCGTGACCCGGGACCCCGAGGTCGCATGCGTCGTCTCTGAGGATAACCTTCTGTCTTGCTTGACGCCATTCGGTCGAGTGGTAGAAGGATTGGTTCAGATACCGTTCGAAACCGAAGGTCTGATCCCCTGGATCCTGGTTGAGACGTAGGTACTCGTACCGTTCCTCGAAGGATTCGATACGAGAGAGTTCATGGTAGGTCCGAATCCGACTCAAGACCCACACCTCCTCCGGCGTAGGACTTGAATGCCTCGAGAACCTCCTTGTAGGCCTCCTCCCCTCGTGCTGAGGCCGCCAGAGCGTCGGCTTTGGCCTTGAGCATGTCGTTCTCGGCCTTGATTCGCTCCTGCTCCAACCGCTCTCGGCTCGTGGCGAGCTTGAGGTAGTGCGTGATGATGGAAGGAGGAGCCGTGCCGTCCAGTAGCATCTCCTCGGCTCGCTGGACTGCGAGCGAAATGAGTTGATTCTCCTGCTGCTCCGGAGTGGCGGCCCGTCCTCTGGGTGACTTCTTGGCCCTTGCCACGGAGTTCTCTCCTATTCCGGGTTCCTTTGCTGTTTCCGAATCCGGGTTTCAGGTAGGACAGGACGACTTGCGTACCCCTCGTTGGGTAGAAAGGAACGAACGCAAGAAGACCCCAACGACACAGGTCGTCCTGTCTTATCCGAAACCCGGATTCGGGATGCCCAAACCTACCTCCGGGGAAAATGCGAGGTGCGGGCCGATGACGGGGGGTGGGCCATTTTGCGGACCCTGTCCCCCCTCTTTCGAAGTTCAGAATGGACGAAATGGACGAAAGCTCGTCAGAATTCTCGTTCTACAACTTGATAGTTTCCAGTCAAGTTTAGTTTGAGAATCTCTTCAATCGCTTCATTCGTTGCTTCGAGTTGATCGGCTTCGGTGAGGTCAGTACTAGTGGTAGTGACCCGTGCCAGGTAGGCACAGGTGTGGTAACCTTGACTTACATCAAACTTAAACCACTCTTCGAACTCATCGAAAGGATCGTAAGGATTGTCCTCGGTAGTGAGTGCTAGGCGTAGCATGGCTCTATACACCCCGTTTCAAGGACAATGGACAGTTGACAATGGACAAGAAGCTAGCCATTCAGGTACTCCCTAACTCTAGCTGTAGAAATGCCCAATGCCTCAGCAATCTGTGCTGTGTTGGCTCCGTTAGATCGAAGAGTCTTGATCCGATCCTTCTGAGCACCAGCAAGAGGAAGCTTCTCCTTTGGCAAAGCCAGTGACTTGATGGTGTCAAGATCAGAGTTGGCTAGAATATGCTCCATCATCGAGTTAGATATAGCACCTTTCTGGATGGCCTCCCACTCACGAGGGGTGGGGACCACTCTTGTGCCTTCTCTATCGTAACCAAGACGGCGGCGGGCGGTCTTGATGGCCATGGCCTCAAGCTTAGCCCGTTCTTTCTTGGTCAAATTTGGATTTGATTCAAGCTTCTTCTGCACAACACCTTGTGCCACTAGCTGTGCCTGCCGCTCTAGGGGCTTCTGTTTGAGGGCCCGGTTCAATTTAGCGCGGAGGGTGGCAACTTCAGGGGCATAGCTCTTAGCAGCCCGGGGGTCTCGTTTGATGGCGGGGGTTGAAATAGCACGCTTCCTAATATCGTTGGCCATAGCCTTCAACTCATTGGCGTGCTGTGCGTAAATACCCTCCATCAGTGTACCAGAGGACAGCTTCCTAGCATCGGTAGCCTCAGCCATCCTGGTGGTCTTGGTCTGCTTCTTGACTAGCTTGCCCTGCTTGTTAATATAGGACTCGCCAGTCTCCTCGTAGACCCTGCGGCCAGTGGCTGCATCATATGGACCGCCCTTCGCTGCACTGCGTGGCTTGCGATGGGGTACATACTGGACACCCTTGGACCTGGAAATAAGAGTGGCTGCGCCTTTATCGGCGCCACCCTGATACTTCCTCTTCAATGCGGCTATGCCGTTGTCTACCTCGGACTGTTTGTAGTTGAGATTATGCTTCTCGGCATCGATAACAACCATGGAGTGACGAACAGCCCGGGACAATTCATCGGCACTGGCACCCTTGAGAGTCATGTCGGTAATAAGATTGGATACCTTACCCATCTGGGTCTGAGTATCCGACATCCTCTTCATCCCAGGGTAGCCAGGATATGTTCTCTTGGGGTCGAATCCCTTCAATCCCTTGAGTGGGGCGGTGGAACGAATACGTGTCTTCCCCTTGTTGGGGATTACCAGCACGGAGTCGCCATCAAAATCAGCACCGCTAAGACGCTCAGCGACAGAAGGATGGATCCCAATAGCATCCCTAGCATTGCCAAGAATACTTCTAGACTTCTTACCTCGGTTGTTAACAGTGAGCGTAGGAATCTCGAAAGTCCCGCCATGAGGATAACGCACGAGACTAACAACGTCACCGTCCCGGTAGTTAGGAGCATATACCTCACCCTTCTTGAGATGGGGCATCGGCAATAACACCTGAGACGCTTGACCGGGTAGAGCCTTGGCCTTGAGATGTACCGAAGCCGAGTCGCAGTCATCGGCCAGGGACATGAGCATGCGCTTGCGAATAACAGGATTCGTAAGACCCATGATCTCATCGAGCTGCTTCCGCTTTTCGTCACGGACAGCCTGAAGCTGGCGCTTGGCCAACTTGGGGGACTGCTTGGATAAGAACTGTGAGGCCAGGGACTGGGACCATGAGTCCCACTTGCCTTCCTCATTCACAATATTGAGTGCGCTCAGTTCCTTCTTGCCAGTCTTCGGGTCCTTAAATAACTTCTGTTTAACGACCGCACCAAATGGATTCTCGGGATCATCCTTCATGGGCTTGAGGACCGTGTGGTCCTTGGAACCCAGCATCGGGGTGCCCTTCTTCTTGTTGGTGTTGAAGACTATGTCCTTGCCCTTCGGAATATCATCCGAGTACATGGCCATGCCCTTGAGGTAGTGCGTTCCGTCCACGGAAATGCGCACCTGGGCGTAGTTGGAGCCACCGAGGCTGAGCTCTTTGACTCCACGACGAAGAAGAATAACCCCGTCCATGTCAGTACCGCCGTCTTCAGCGTACTTGATGGCGACTTTCTTCGAAGATATGGCTCTAGGAGTGCGAAGCCCGGTCGAAAGCAACCCCTTCTCGTCGATGACCACACCAGGGGTGCGGATCTTGTCCCTCTGTGCATGAATATCGGCAGCTTTAGTGCCTGGAGGGGCGAGAACCTTGAGAATGGTGTAGTTATCGCTGTTGGCCTGCTTAACCTTGACGTCGTGAGTAGTATATCCCTGAGCCTTCAAAGCCTCGACGGCGGTCTTCAAAGATGTCGACGAACACTGGAGGTTCTGCTCAACGCCAAGACCGTACTCAATGAACTTCTTCTGCTTCACCTCGTCGGCCAGGATATCCTTGACCCGGGTGATCTCGTCCTTGCGATATGATGCGTTGGGCTTGAGGAGCTCACGAACTGAGGACTCGTTGAGCCCCATACGTCGACCGATCTCCGTGTTGGGCAGACCGGCGTCCTTGAGACGAGATGCTCGAGAAATATCGCCAGCCTTCTTCTCAGCGCGAGCGATACTGTTTAGAGCACGATACTCGGTGGTGCTCATGCCCCAGGCTTTGGCAATATCGACCTCAGACATGCCTTGAGCCTTGAGCTTGTCTCGCTCGGCGAGGAAGCCTTGGGCTGACTGATATGGATCCTTGCCGGATCCCCAAGGGTAGCGACCCGAGTGTCGTTTAGTCCCGTAGTGTTTGAGGATATCGGAGGGCATCAGTTCTCCTCAGTCTTGATCTCCTCGATGAGCTTGTCAAACCAGACGATCTTGTCCATGATATGGGCGATGTCGTCTGGCTGTGGAGTGTCGACCAGAATATCGTCGTTCTGGTAGATGCGGGTCTCAACGTTGATCTCGCCGGGCAGCTTCTCGTACTCCAGGCAGAACAGTGCCGCGTAGATATGAAGCTGGACCATGTTGACGCGAGTCACGCCGGTCTTTAGGTCATGGATGCGGAGAAGATGCTTCTTCTCGTCGAAGCCGATGGCGTCAGCGGTCCCAAATGCGTTCTCGCTGTGATATAGAACGACCTCAGGGTCAAGACCGTAGCCAATGGCGTCGTTCACGTAGGCGTTGAAGGTGGCCTTGTTCCTCGGCATCCGCATCTTTAGGCGAATATGCTCTGCGGCCAGGGCGTGAAGCCTGGTCCCCATCGCTGCCGCCTGTGCTGTCCTGAACGCCTCGCCCAGTTTCTCGTCGTCGTAGTTGACCCAACTGTGCTTGCTGGCGCTCAGAAATGCGTGCAGGCCCTCCAGCCTTGAGTGTACGTTCCAGTTCATCGAGCGTTCCTTTCTCGTTCTCTGGGAATATGAATGATGCGAAGGACCACTCACCGAGCTTGTCGATGAAATGATCCTGGTTCGGTCGATGAGCAGCGTCTGCGCTTCTCTTGACCTCGAGTGCGGCCCACTTGGATCCGAATATGATGATCAGGTCGGGTATGCCCTGATTGTGGTTCGGATCGTTCTTTAGGACGAGGCAGCCAGGCAGGCGTTCCTCGATCCTGGATATGAGTCCGCGTTGGTAGTCGCGTTCGAGCATGGGGTCTATCCTCGAATCAAGAATTATACTCACGGTTGGCCCTGGCGCCGCAGATGTCGGTACTCGTAAGTTGTTTGACAATTCTATGCGGTGTTGAGGTAGCGTAGTTCGGGCCAACCGTGAGAAGTATGGGAAGAGAGGGGTCGAAAATATAGAAGGCCCATCTCCTTCATTAGGATACATGTTCGCGACGCGGTCTATTGTACATGTCGTTGGGTCTTGTGATGGGGTGTCGGCCACTGCAGGTACAGCACCCTTGTACCAAAAACCACCAAAATCTCTATATTTCCTATAAACATAGATAATTCACTCATCTTCTAGCAACTAGAACAAAACTGGTAAACTGGTCTATGAAAAGTAAAACGTTGCAATTCCAACGAAAAGTCACGGCCAATTTTGTGACCACCCCTGGTTCAAAACTGGTCTGAAGCTCCAAAACTGGTCTGTTTTGACGCACAAGTACACTACAGATTTCGACCCGCTACAAAACTGGTCACCAAAACTGGTCAACACATACGTCACTCCAGTCACACAAATATCAGGACCGTTGCCCACCCGCCGCACCAAGTGGTACAACGGGTGGCACAACAATCACCTCAGAGACTCGTAAAAACCCCTCTCATTGAAGATCTCCTTGACCCGAATCGCCCTCGAAATGGCCTGATCGATGGGTGACTGGCTCTTCAGGTAGTAGTAGTTCAGGACTGAATAAGGAGTATTCAGCCTGTCGATTCGCCCCTCACACTGCTCCATGACCTTCCAAGAATAGTTCTGAGAGAAGAATATCATCGTGTCACAAGTGGTACAGTTCCAAGCCTCCGCACCAGCCGTGTACTGCACAAGATACACCCATCGCTCACCTTCCGGCAAGGCCTCATGCTTGTGCCCGTTGTACTCAGCGATTGGTACTCCGAGAATATCCCCCAACGACCGCAGCATGAAGAGCTCATAGTCGAAATTGTAGAAGATGATGACTCGAGGATGTTCCTCGCACAAGGCTCTCACCGCCACAAGCCTCACAGGATCCTCATTAGTCACTCTTCTCAAGACATGACAGAGACCCCCAGCGTTCTTGATGGGCTCTTCCTTGTACGGATCGAAGCGATACTTCTGGATCGTACGATATGGCTTCTCCTCGTAGGATACCGGGACGTCCGTCCGCTTCTTAACCGTCTTCTTGACGAAAGGCATGTCCACCAGCACCTTCTTCCGAAGTCGTAACAGCTTCCCCTGCCCAAGATATCGCTCAAGACGAGGGTAGCCCGCTCTGTAGTTGAACTGGCAGTGTTCTCTCTCGAACTGGGTGCGGTTCTTGAAGAAGCCATTGGCGATGAATACCGGGCAGTAGTCCATCCAGTTATCACCAGGCGTGCCCGACAGCATGATCCACTCGTTAGCACGAGCCATCTTGACGAATGTCTTGGCCCATTTGCCGCTACCGATGGCTCTCTGCTCATCGAATATGATGAAGGAGTCACGGATGTCGCTGTAGTTACTGATGTTGTTCCACGAATCGACCGTCGTGTAGTCCGTCAGCCCATACATCGAGACATCCCCCTGCCAATCAAGGTCATCCCTCTTGCGAGCAGTGGTGATTATATATAACCTGGGTCCTTCGGCAAGCCGCCTCGGAAGATCGGCCGGATGCCGCACCCCCAGTACCTTCTCAATGTAGTACTGGAGGGCGACAACCGACTTCCCCGAGCCCGGCTTACCGGTCAATATGCACCCATTCCTCAGGTTCTTCACAGCTTCGACCTGATGGGGCCACAGATCAACCGGTCCCAAGGCTCACTCCCTCTTGATCTGGATGCAGACGAGGGGGGCGGACATACTCATGGATTCGATCGGAAGCTCTTCGAATATGACCTTGTCTTCGTTGACGTCGCGAATGGACACGGCGGGTCCGCCCTCCTTTAGAAAAGTCCAGATATCGAAGAGGCCCTCCTTCTCGTAGAGAATCTCACCCCCATTGATGACTGCCAGACGGATCTTCTCTGCGGGTATCATGGTGCCTCCTCGGCCCGAATGGTGACGTATGGCGCTTTCGTGGACATGACTTTGATCGGGAGATCTTCGAATATGTACTCCTCGGTGATGGTGTTCTGAATGGTCAATAAGGTTTTGCCATTCTTATTGAAGGTCCAGATATCGAAGCAGCCTGGCCCCTCGTGGATGACCTTGTCACCCTGGAGGATGATCAGGATAATGAATTCTTTTGATGGCATGTCAGTCCCTTTCGTTGTTCTGAATCTTCGGCTGAAAATGGATAGTTGTCAAGTGATTGACGTCATCCTTCTGATCCCACTCTCGACTCGAGAAGGTCATGATGCCGCCGTCAACTAACCGGAAATGCCAGATAGTCCAGCCGTCCTCGCCGAACGTTGCCCAGCGCTCGCTGAACTCCGCTCTCTGTGCATCATTCCCGTACTCCCAGATCAGGATATACGGATCATGCCCGTCGTTATGCGGGCTCTTGTACTCGCTCACCACAGAACTCCTTGGTAGATAGTTTCCCACTTGCGTCGTTTGGCATCCCACGCCCTCCTCATCGAGTCGCTGTGAGACTCCAGGAAGAGATTTGAGAGCCTATTATCCGTCAGGTCACCATTCAGGTGGGCGACCCGCTGCAAGGGCTCCAGAGGGCCGTTGAAGGCCTCCCAGACCAGTTTCTGGACGTATTTCGTCCGTCTAATCCCACGATCCCACAGGGTAACCTGGACGTACCCGTTAGCCCTAAGGCACGGGGTGAGGATCTGACCAGTCGAGATACGGCGAATCCTACCGAGATCACTGACCTCAATATCGTCGATGATGCTGTCCTTGAATGTCTCAGTAGGAGCCAAGTCGACAGTGCTGGGGGATTCCACTCTCCCTCTCTCCTTTCACTCCGTCGACCATGCGGATATAGTACTCGACAGGCATGTACTCCTTGCCGTCCTCCTCGATGGTGGGCTTGTACTTCGGTCCGTCCTCCTTATCGCCCTTGGGCGGAAAGTAAGGGTACTCGTCACTAAGATACAGGTTATCCAGGGCGCAGTTCCAGACGTTGCCGTCTTTGTGGCAGAGATAATGCGAGTTGACCTTCTCTCCCATGAACGTCTCCCAGACGGTGAAAGCAACCGGGAAGGTTCGGCTCTCTCCGTTGACACGGACTGAGAACATGAGATTGGTCCTGCTCGGAGGCATCATGGGCTTGATCCGATGCAGGGTAGTCATGTTGATCAATTCGCCGCCCTTGCTGATAGCAAAGCCCGGCCAGCGATCCAGAGGCGTGAACTCCTCGTTCAGGTCCTTCAGATATAGGTTCTCCAAGGAGCAGTTCCAGGGATCGCCGTCCTTGTACCGCACCTCATGCATGAATGGGATCTCGCCATGGAAATGGGTCCAGATGATCTTGCTGAGGAGCTGAACCCGGTAGCGATGTCCTTTGTAAAAACGGATCTGCGGAAGGCCGTACCGGGACGTCCGGATTGGTATAAGCTTGCCTGAGCGCTTCCCGTAGACAGTTCCGTCCTCTCGGATATCATAGGTGTTCGGGTCAGGCATCGGGTTAGCGGTTGTCATTAGTAGCCTCCTCCACGAGACGGTATGCAGAAAGCATGTCGTCAGCTACTCCGAGTAGCCCCTCCTTGTACCAGGCGATCCAGCGGTCGCCGTGTCGTTCCACAGTATATGCTTTCATGCCCAGTCCTCCTTGACAACTACAGTATCCTCAGTCCACTCCTCGCAGATAAATTGGTCGATGGGGAGATACGTGAGGGTGTCATCCAGCTCGACGATGACTAGAGCGGCCCGGGGGTCCTCGTCTCCAATGTCCCCATCACAACATAAATCCTTGATCTTACGCTGAGCTACCTGACCCTCGAGCGTCTTTAAAACCAGTTTCATTTGCGTCTCCTACACAAGTACAATACCGAAAAAATCAGGATCAGTTCTTGTAACGAGCGGTGATGACTTGATTTTCGTCGTCGACCTCGAACTCGCGGATGTATCCTGAGAGACGAACGCGGTAACCATTATCTTTCAAAATCTCGAGGCTCCCGTCTTCTGTCCAACGTATCTTTCCTCTGACGCTCCAGTTCTCGATGTAATCTACGTTGGATTTGACATTGATGGTCCACTTGTCAGTGCTAGGTTCAACAACCTCATACTCGTCTGGTTCCGGTTCGATAGGGTTGTCTTCATCAAGGGGAGGGAGTTCCCAAATAATCAGAGAGTCGTTTCCGACGACGTCGAATGTGCAGTCATCGGTACTGGCTTGTACCTCATGGACACCAAGTTCGTTATTGGTATCGACCTGTACAATCCATTCGGTGAACCCGGGCTTGTCGACTTTGGCTGTGGCGACGATGTCGAAGTCGTAGCTACGGCCCTCATGAGTGTGGAAATAAAGCTTCTTGAGCATGCGTTCGTTCCTTCTAGTGGGTACGGGGGCCCCAGGTCTCCCCAGGGCCCCCGTGGATATGGATGTCAGTGTAGGATCGGCTCGTAGAGACCCCAGAGCTGACCCTCAGTCATGAGGTCGAACTTGTTGTCACTACGACGGATGATCCATTTGCCGACGGCTCCGGTGTGAAGGTGAGCCTTGATCTCTTCGTCGCTGGCGGCCCAGTTGCGGACCAGACGGAGATTGTCGTTCGTGATCTTGACCGCCTCGCAGACGCTGCGGCGAGGATTGAAGAGCTTGACTTCGAGCGGCATCAGAACGGAACCTCCTCGGTGTCGGCGTCCTCGGCGTACATAGCCTCAAGCTCGTCCTCCACGATAGTGAAGAAGCCCTTGTCAAGATATGCCGAGCAGAACTCCACTCCAGCTTGAGTACGTCCGTGGTAGGGGCGGAGGGCAATATCGGCCCGCTCGAGATCTGCGAAATCGAGGGCGCCGACCGTCTGCTCATTCAGGAGCGTACGAGTACGTCCGATGATCGAGACGATCTTGGGTGGACGGCCTCCGAAGTTGACCTTCACCTTGATATAGGGAAGGGGCTCCTCCGTGTCGTCCCGAGGCTTCAGGGTCTTGATGTTGAACCCTTCGGTCCGGAAGTCGTCGACGGCGTCGTCGGGGAGGATGACGCAGAAGGTGCGGGCTGTGTTCCCGAAGCGGTCCTTCTCGCCAGCGAAGTTGCGGAAGAGGAGCCGGGCGTTCTTGATAGTGTAAGTGTTGACGGCCATGTCGTGTTCCTTTCTATGGGGTAGTAGTCTTGGGATAGAACTTGGTCGACGAAATATGGAGGCGAGTAAAGATCGTACTTCATGGCCTCCTCTCTAGGCGGATGATGCCGTGGTCGTGGAGACGCATGAGGAGCCACCGGGCATCCCACTCTTCTATGAGAATATCGTAGAGCCTCTTGATCCAGTCCTCCTGCGAAGGATTCAGTAGGTCACCGAGCTCTTCTTGAAGAAGGTCGACCTTGCAGATGAACGACCAGAGCTCGCTATCCGTGGTCTTCTCGATCATCGACGGAAGCGACGACAGAAATGACTCGATGGCTACTTGGCTGCCATGAATAAGACGGACCGTCGCAAGCTCTGTGAGCTCGTCGGAATTGTCACTCATCAGAGACTCCCTCGATTGAGTTGATTCCAACGATAAGACCCGCCCCCACAAGGCAGCGCACGAGGTCCCTGTCGTCCAGCTCAGTGCGGCAGATATCGAGGAGGTTCTGGACTGTCTGGCGACGGTAGTGACCATAGCTACTGCGGTCACAGCACTCGAGCTTATCGATGAGCTCCTTGATCTCGTCGTCCTTCAGATTCGCCACCTCGTCCCGAAGGTAGCTGGTGTAACCGATAAGGATATCGTTAGCGGTCTGGCCGCCGTCGTAAACAGAGGAGAGCATTGGTTCGTTCCTTTCTATCGAGAAACCTAGAACCCGGGTTGGGTTCTAAGTGTGAGGTTGGTTCAGTTGGTCTTGAATGTGGCACAGATGTTCTTGGCCATGGCGAGCATGTCCTCTTTCGTTGCCGAGAGGTGGTGCTGGTCGCAGTAGTCACGTGTTGCGTAGTAAGCGAACGTAGCTATGGCGAAGCCAACACCCATCTCAGCAAGGTTGGTGAGGACGTACTGGCGGGCGAGGGAGGGGCAGGACACGGTAGTACCTTTCTGGTGGGGGTCTCATTATATGCCCTGCCCGTCTCGCGATTCATACTGTTAGGAAGGTATCGACGTCTGTATACTTCTGAATTTGCCCTCGGGCAGCGTCCACGAGTTCCCTTCCATATCGATTGTCCAGCTTAGCTCGCCAGTCGTCTCCGGCGTCTTCGTAATCAAGCCAGAGATACCCCTTGCAACCTCCGACATCGCCGTACGAAATAATCTCATTACCCTCGCTGTCCACTCGATGATTCTCTCGTACAAGTCGACCGGCCCCGGGAGTGTCTGGGTTAACAGGAATGAAGCGCCCGACACGTCCGACGAATTTGCGGTCATTCTCTCCGAATTCAAGCAGCATTCGTGTAGTAACCGATCGTGTCTGGGCGACATCTTCGAGAGCCAGAGGATCTCCGGTGAAGAGGGTCTTGTAGACAACGGGCTCTTGGAACTGCTTGCCCGTTGCGTGCCAACCTTCTTTGTCATGTGCGATATAGACGGCGTCGTTGACGAGCAGCATACGATCGTAGGTCGCTTCGTGCTCGAATGTGTAGCCGTACTTCTTGCCAAACTCGAAGACCTCCGAAATGATGCGATCGTCGGCGTTCGGGATCTTGATCGAGTCTGTCTTGATGTGGGCAACGGTGTATCCTTTCTCCTGAACGAAATGTTTCAGGTCGACCATGAACAAAGCGCCGCGCTTGGCGACGATGTTGTCCACGTTCCGGGGGTCTCGGAGTGGGTTGTCGAATTTGGCGGCGGTGAGTCCGTACGTCGAATTCAGTGCGATCTTCAGCGCATAGGCCAGAGCGTCGAGGTTAGAGTCGTCGTCCAGATATGGCGCTAGCGCTCCATTCAGGATCTTACGAGCCTCGTCGAGTTCCTTGTGCTTGATCAAGATACGAGCCTTCTTGAGCTCGCTGTACCTCTTGGTGTAGGGCCCGAACAGTTGGAGATTCTCGATCGACGTTGGATGCATCGACGCAATATCCAGCAGGGCCACTTCCTCGTGGTATCCAGGCTCGGCGTAGACGTAGCCGCCCTCGCCAACCTCTTCACCGCGATATGTCGACTTGCCGTACTCGTACTTGTAGCCGGGGAACATCTCCGACAGGTCTGTGTACTGCAAATACTTCTGAGTGTCCCGCTGACCCTGGAATATGATCTGAGTGGTCAGCTTGTTGGTGCTAGAGTTGACAGGGAGACCCGCGATCGCAGCGAGGATCTGACGGGCCTCCCAGTCCGCCTCCAGATAGTCCCATACCTTCTCTGTGGCGATGACGTCGTTGTCGCAATATGCGGCGACCTCTTCCCACATCTCCTCCGGCACCGGTTCGTCCCAGGGAAGACCGAGCTCCTTGTGGTGGATACCCAGCTCGATCTCCCACTTCTTGAGGGATTGCTTCTTGGCGGCGAAGTCGTAGATATCGGTATAGGACAGGTTGTATGCCTCTCTGAATCCTTCCTTGATGAGGTTGTTGATGATCTTACGAGAGAGGTGGTAGAGCTGGATGTTCGAGTAACCCAGGATACGACCGTAGAGGATATGGTTGTCATACCGGCGGTTGTTGAACCCGACGAGCTTCTTCTCGATAAGATCAGAAATCTCGTTCGGAGTCGGATTGATCATCCTCTGGATCTTGTTGGCGCCACGGACCTTCCAGTTCACAAGGAATAGGTTCGGAAATACCTCGACGTCATAAATAATCGGGGTATCGTCGTCCGGCTCCTCATAGGTCTCCTCATGGTCGCTCTCCGAGGAGAACGGCATCTCCTGCACCAGCTTGATGCAGTAATCAGCCTGATGGGTGGACTTCATGGCGAACGTGAGGACCTTCTGTCTCATGTCCGACACGTCGTAGTCCATCCCAGACTCTTTGGCGTCCGTCAGCACCTTCATGATGAAATCGATGCTGGGCTTCGTCCCGGGATGGAACTCCTTCCGCAGGTTCCGCTCTATGAGCTTCCGGATGGACTTCTCGTTCTGCATGACCTCCTGACGAATCAAGGGTTTCTCCTTGACGGGAAGATATCCGTCCTCAACCGTGGTAAGGCCCTGGTGGGCGGTGCACTCGGTGAGGCGTCTACGCAGGGCGGATTTGCCTGAGTAGACCTTGCACTCGACTCCGGGCCGCACCAGCCGTGAAAGTACGGAAGGATCCCCCGAATATCGATAGTGGATGTGGATTCCACCCCCCGATCGGCTGAGTTCAGCATAGGAGGGAACCCACCGGCGAGCCTCTTCCAGACACTTGTCTCTGTCCTTGTCGAGGTCGATGTCGATGACGACGTCTTGCTCGGGTACGAGGACATAATGCTCCTTTCCAGTGTCCAAGTCCTTCAATGTGGTCATGACGTCGTCCCAACGCTTTACTGGGAGGCCGTTTTCGTTGGCGTACTGTGCCGGACGGTCCTTATAGAGCTCGTCGAGATATGACGGCTGCTCTTTCATCTCGGTCCAGTCCGAAATCGGGCTCTCCTTCTTCTCCCCCTGGGAAAATTTGGATTTCAATAGCCCTTTGTACACCTTGCGCCTGTAGCTCCCATCGATCCAGAGACGATCGTGGAACTCCTCGAAGTAGTCTCGGATCTCGTCCTTGAACTTATACATGGGGTACATAGTTCCGTCCGAATATGCCTGAGAGTACTCCTTATACATCTCGTAGATGCGCTTGAGAGGGACGCCGTCCTCATCGTCCAACTCGTCCTGGTAGAAATCAAGGAAGTTGAAGATGGGGTTGGTCATGCTCATCATGCCGATGGGTTTATAGTCGTCGTAATACGATGACCCCTTGGAGCTGTATAGGTCAATACAGTGTTTGACGATGGCTCCGCGCTCGTCCTCAATTCGGGACATGATCTCTTTGTACCGACGGATATCGAGCTTGCGCCCTGAGGGCTCTACGTCGATGAGTCGCCTAGTCAGTCCACTCTTCGAGTCGGTGATACGTACCGGCAAGTTGGTACCCACGAACAACATCGCTTCCGGCTTGAACGTGTAGAGGGATTTCCCCTTCTCATTCATGACCATCGGCTCATGAGATACGAGACTATTCAGGCGACTGTTATCCGCGATCCTAGACAGGTTGCCGTCGTGCTGAATGGCAACCCGAGGATTCGACTTGAAGGGCTCAAGGGCGAATTGGTCGCTGGGTCGCCCAAGAGCCGCTGCATCGAACTGACCGATATGGCCGTCGAACAGTCTCGAGATAAGGTTCAGGACGGTCGACTTACCGGATCCAGCAGATCCGTAGAGCACGAAGAACTTCTGGATCCAGGCAGAGTCTCCTGTGAATATAGATCCGATGCCCCACTCGAGTTTCTCCCTTTCGTCCGGATCGTAGAGGGTGCTCATGAGCTCCTCGTAGGCGGGGCATGGATCGTCGCTCAAAGAATATGAGAGCGTTCTGGTTGCGTAATCCTCCCTTCTGGGGGTTTGGTTAGCGAACAGTATCTTGCTGTCGAGAGGGCGATAGGCGTCTGAAAGTTTGGACACCCATGCCTTGTACTCGGAATATGTCTTGGAGTCGTAGTCCCCCAGATACCGCGGCCAGACGGACCCGTCGACTCTCTTCGAGGCCTCTTGAAAGTGTCGGGTCACGTCGGCGTCCACGATGCGCACCAGGTCATACTCGTCAGTAGTCCACAAGTGCGTCTCGGGATTGTACACGGCGTAGAAGGACTTCCCACGAACCATGAGATCCTTGAATTGGTGCACACGCCAGGCCGGCCGTACCTCGGTGGTGCCCGATTTCAGGGCTCGCTCCTTGATCTCGTAGAAATCCATTTGACTCCTTATATGTCGTAGTTCTCCGCGAGGTAGAGTTGCATTTGATACCAGAGCTCAAGGCGGTTCTGGTTCGGGAACTCCCCCGGCTCGTAGAACTCGGGAACGGACTTGAGAGGGAATATGCCCCCACGTCCGTGGGAATCGTACTGACGACTCATCCATCGGTCGATAGCCTTCTCGACCTTTCGATCGAGTTTATCGTCCAGCATGACGTCGCAGTCCATGAAGTTGATTCCGAGGTTGTCGATCATCTCCCAGAAATAGGGAGCGGGGCCCTCGTCATCGTCCAGCTCAAACGCCATACGATCAGCCAGCCCGAGAAGAACCTCGAGAACGTTAGCCGGGCGTTTGAGAAATGCTGGTGAGAGCTCGCCGCCGTAGCGGTTCCGCCACTCGCGACCATCCATGTCCCGATTGCGGTCCATCATGGCGGAGTAGCGGAACTCGGTACGGTAGAGCTTCATTAGGAGGAAGTAGCTGTCAAACATGCTCGGCAGCTGGTTTTCGTCCTCCCCCAAGAATGAGACTAGGAAGTCGAAGTACTCGTCTTCCATCAGCGGGATCCTGAGTACGAGTCCTCAATGATCTCGAGGCGAATATCGTAGGGGAGATTGAAGTTGCGGATCCACTTGACGGTGAGCTCGTCCGACTGCGTCTCGAGGTTGACGTTGCCGAGCCACTCGCCCACGTTGTCGATCGTGACCATGTCGTCGTCGCAAAGGATGCGGTCCTCCGTGAAATACATCAGCCTGACCCGATCGAAGTTGAAGATGCCCACTTCGTAGTCGTTCTCCGTGATTTCATGGATGGACTCGCCCTCGGCAACCTCCTCGTCTTCGTCCTCTTCCTCGAAATCCTCCCCCATAATCTCGGAGAGGTCATCCTCCATGGTGATGTCGAGATACTCGTCGTTGACGATCTCCTCATACTCGTCCATTGTCGGCTCCTTTACTTCCTCCTCCGGCTCGACCGGAGTTTCTACAGCCTTCTCCTCAGGCTCCTTCTTCTCGCTCTTCACGTCTTGCACGGCGAGAAATGTCGCCGTAAGACCGACGACGAGCGCCGGTAGTAGTTTCACTGGCGTCCCTTTCGTTTAGTTGCTCGACCGATGGCGAAACCGATCAGGATCAGAAATGCTACCTTCATCGAATCGCCACCCTGTCAATCTGGTCGTAGATAACGCCGTCGACGTTGAAGTCGAGGACGAACTTGGTGACCTCGCGTCCGAGGACCGGGTCGTAGTCGCGGTAGTTGAATACCTCGAAGTTGCCGAACTCGACGATGCCGTCACCGTCCTCGTTGTCGTACACCCAGCCGACCACGGAACCGGCAGACGTCGGAGGCAGGCCGAGGCCCTTGTACACATCGTTCAGGAGCAGATATCCACGAGTCCGCAGGATGTCGTTGGCGTAGTTCTCCTGAGCGTGGAGGATCATGAGGCTGTAGTCCTCGTTCCCCTCCCAGGCTTTCGCGTTCTGGTCGAATACGACAGCATACGGCGAGACGCCGAGCTCGCGCATGAACTCCTCGGGCTTAAGCTGGAACTCACGCCCCGTCTCGTTGTAGTAGTCCATCTTCGCCTTGTCGAGGGCGTTGGCGTCCGCCTCAGCGAGAATACGCTCGGTCTCCTCCTTACCGAAGCCCTCCTCGATACGGTCCTTGTAGTTGCGGAAGGACTCTTCGAGACCGGCGTAGGCCATGGACAGACCAGCAATCCGATGCGCAGAAATGCGGTGTGCCAGGATCAGAGAAATGGCGGAGGCCGTTCCCAGGCTCAGCGGCAGGGCGTAGTGCTTGACAAGATGCTTCGTCAGATTGCCCCAGGCACGGGCCTTGGCGATCTGAATCTCCCGCTTGTCGAACTTCTCCTCGTCCTCAGCCGCCTTGACTGTCGACAGCTCGTTCAGGTCCTCCCAGGTGACTTCGCCGACGCTGAGCGTCTGCTTGGCCGTGAGGACTGCAGTTGCGGTGAAGCCGGCGATCCCCAGCCCCGTCAGGATGGCGGGAGCGTGCTTGGAGACGATGAGAGCGCCCTTGCCGGCAAGACGCGAAATAACTGTAAGGCTCATGATGCGAAGTACTTCCTCTCGTTAAGGCTCTTGTAGACTGCAATTACCTGACCGTCACTCATGCGGTCAACTTTGGCGACCCACGCCGCCGATCCTCCGTATGCTTGGCGCAGCTTAGCGCGCATCTGCTCGACGCTCATTTGTTGTTCCTTATGTCGTTCACGATCCCCGCGATGAGAATGGCGTTGATGACTATTAGCCCTGCGAATATGACCCAGACCGGCAGGGATCCTAGACCGGCGAGGATGAGGAGAAAGATAAAGATGGATAGGAATATGGATGTAAGCCCGTAGACAACTGTCATCTCTTCGTCGTCGTTCATCGGACGTCCTCCGGTTTCGGTAGATCGAGAATGTATCCATTGCGGGAACGGACAGCGCGTCCGCTTCGGAGATCCCGCCATCCCCAGTTCTCATCGGTGTACGACTGGGAAATGCCGGCCATGCCGTACAGGTCTCCCACGGTCGCCACGTCGTACTGGTCGCAGATGCTGATCAGGTGATTCAGGACATCCTCGGCCTCGCTGCGTGTTGCGAATATGATGGACTCGAGATTGTGCTCCCGACGGTCCCTCTGAGTGTATGTCCGCTCGGTTGGAGTCTCACGACGTCCGTAAGTCCGATTGGAATATGAAGTGTAGGTCTTGTTGCTGCGAGAGCGCTGAGGACCGCCGTCGCCTCCGAAGAGCAGACGGTCGATCCCGGATGTGAAGATATCACTCACGGCGTTCTTGACGCTGGGCAGGGCAATATCCCAGAGGATGTAGTTGGCTACCTCCTTGATGTCCTCGGCGAAGAACGCCTGAAGCGCCTGCTTTCCGAGACTGCCCTTGTCAATACGCGCCGGAGTCTTGACGACTCTTTCGACGGCGGGCTTGGTCTTCCGTGAGTTGGATGGGAAATCGCCACGTACGGGTACGTTATCGCTCATGTTCGTTCCTTCTGATATGCGGGGCCCCAGGTCTCCCCAGGGCCCCGCTCGGGTTTCTCAGGCCTCGATCTGGTTGAATACGTCAGGCCGCTCCTTCTTGGCCTGGTCGAGGAGCGCCTTGGGCATAACGCCGTTGAAGAACTTGATGCTCTTCTTCTCGTCCTCCAGCAAGCTCAGAACGAACTCGTCGTAGAAGATGCTGTCCTTGAATTTGGCGAGGATCTCCGGCGACTTCTGGAATCGCTTACCGTCTGACGACCGCTCGCCGTAGGCCTTGTCAACGACGGTGCGGAAATAGTCGAACAGCTTGAACTTGTCCTTCTTGGTCCAGTCCTCAGGCTTGCGAGACATGAACGCCTGAAGCGTGTCAACGAAGCCGTCAGGCTCCGACTGCTGGAGGTCGATCAAGTCCACCTTGTTCATGTGGAACCAGAGGGTCTCGGTGACCATGTCGCCGTCGAAGGTCTCGGCGCTGACGTTCATCTTGATCATGGATATACCTTTCAGTCCATCGAGTTGAGAGTAGTGGCTGCGAGCGACTTGGTCTGGTTGACAATATGGTCCCACGAGGTCTTCTCGTCGAACTTGTCGCTCTTCTGGATGACGCGCTTGACTGTCTTGCCGTTCTCGGTGAGGGTAACCACCACGGCCGCCTGAAGCTCCATCGTTCGTTCCTTTCTGAAAATGAGAAACCTAGAACCCGAGTTGGGTTCTAGGGGTGAGTAGGATCAGTCGTTGGTCTCTTCGACGAGCTCAGCGTCCACGACGTCGGCGTCCGATTCGATGGCGGCGGGAGCCTCGTCATCGCTGTCGCTGGAGTTAGCAAGGGCCTTCACCAGGACGAGCGCGGCGAAACCGGCTGCGGCGGGCAGCACGTAACGCGCACTCTTCTTGGCGACGGCACCGAGCTTGGTCCAGTTGACGGCGACGATGGGGGTCTCGTCTTCAACGGTCTCGGAGTGGTCGATAACGGTGGGGGCGGTGTTCTCGGACATGAGAGTTCCTTTCGAGTTGATGGGGTCTCATTATAGTGCGTGCAGAATTTGCGAAAGCCTATGCCCTTTGTTAGAGGGCATAGGGGGTCTAGTTGTTCTGAGGGATCTTCATGGAGTCGACGGTTTCGGCAAGGGTCTCGGCGTACTGTCGTCCGGCCTTGTCCCCGACATATGTACCAAGGACACTACTGCCGACGCCGTAGATGGCGGTCAATACCACCCCGGCTGGAGGGCAGAGAGCGCCGACAACGGCACCGGCGGTGATGCTGGCGGATGTCGAGGCGACAAGGGATACGACCTTGTATCCGGTGGTCTCTTTGAAACTCATGGTCATTCCTTTCTAGATGGGTCTCGTTATATACCGTGCTCCTTTCACGAAAGCTTGAACCACTTCTCAGTGGGCTCGACGACGAAATCGACCACCACGACGGCCTTCCCGTCATCCGAGACCTGGGCGCCGTAGTGAACCTCGATCTGCCTCTGCTCATTCCATCCGAGCTGGTCGCCCAAGGAAATACCATCGAGGCCGATTCCGGCATAGAACTCATTGAGGCTGACGCACATCTCACGGAGGAGAGTGTAGTTCAGTTCGTTGACGACACGGTCAATCTTGTTGACGGTGGACTTGAAATAACGGCCGCTGTAGGCGTCGTAGAACAGGACGTCACCCTCGCCGCAAACCACAGCTGCGTCACGAGGATATGGATCCATCTTGGATGCGGCATTCTGTGAGATCGTCTTCTCCTCCGGACCTAGGCGATCCTGGACGGAGGCGCGATAACGGTCGTACACCTGACGCGTGCCCTCGTAGGCAAGGATCAGGGACGACTCGCGTTTAACCGAGATGCTGTGGGCTCCGATGACACAAGCACCCGTAGCCAATATGGCGATGGCCGGAGGAGCGTAGATCTTGGCGTAGATCTTGATTCGCTGCTCCTTGGTGAGGCGCTTGAAGTCGTCGGTTTCCCATTCCTGCATCTGACGGTCCGCATGGACGCTCAGAGCGACCGACGCTCCGATACCCAGCAGCGCCAGTCCGGTGAGGATATGGTGCGAGTTGCGCACGACGAAGTCCTGGGCAGCTTTGACGAATGCGAGGTTCATTTGCTCTCCTTCTCGATCTTGCTAAGCTCTACTCGCCAGGTCTCAATGGCGACCGGGTCCCTAAGAGCATTGCGGAGCATCTGCTTGGCAACCATCGGGTCGACGCCGGCGGGGACCGTGAGTGTGACCTTCTGTGTATTGGCAACGGGATCCGGATCGCCGGATTTCAGCCAGAAGTCGTTGGGATCCATGCGCGTTCCTTCCTATCGAGAAACCTAGAACCCGGGTTGGGTTCTAGGAGTGAGGTTCAGTTCTGGGTGGTGTTCTGTCGGAAGAGCTTCTTGATCTGCTGCTTCAGACCGTTAACCGTGTGGAAGAACACGAGGCGGTAGAGGGCAGCAAAGGCGGCGAAGACGTCAGACATGACGAATTCCTTTCGTGGGGGTCTCATTATAGTGCGTGCAGAATTTGCGAAAGCCTATGCCCTCTGTTAGAGGGCACGGGTGTCAGAGATTGCGATCGATGTTGGTGGGATTGATGAAATCCTGCTTCGAGATCTTGTAGCGGGAGAGCACCCACTTGACGATGGCGTAAATACCAACGCAGTAGATGACAGACTTGACAAGGTTCTCGACGAGGCGGGAGATCAGCATGATCGGTCCTTTCGGTCTATAGGTCTCATTATATGCCCTGCTGATTCTGCGAAAACCTAGAACCCGTGAAGGTTCTAGGCGTGAGAGTCACTTCTCGGTAGAGTTCTGTCGGAAGATCTTCTCGATCTCGGCCCAATCTTCTTCGAGATACTTCTCTACATTGTCGGTCTCCTGGGCGGACGGAATCGAGGTAGCCTTAAGGAGATGCCGCTGGTGGCGGACGGTCTTCTTGAGCTCCTTGATCTGCTGGGCCTGGGAGTAGACGGTGTACAGAAACATGACGAAGGAGATGAAACCGAATGCGATGAAGATGTTGGACATGGCGAATTCCTTTCGTGAGGGGTCTCGTTATATACCTTGCAAAATCCGCGTTCCAATTTTCCCACCCGGGAATTTTTGGATTTCGAAAATCAGAAGCTTTGCGAAAAACCTAGAACCCTTGTGGGGTCCTAGGTCTTTCGTGTCTCAGATGCGGATCTTGGCGACGAATCCGAGTGCCTTGGAGGCGACAGGGAAGATCTGCTCAGCCTTCACGATGGCGAGGATTCCGAGGATGGAGCCGGCGGCACCCACCACAGCATCGGGGCTGGGGCAGAAACGACGGTGTTTTGCGTCTTGAATCTGCTCGAGCTCCTTGATGCTGCGGAGAGCTTCACGATAGGCTTCACTGTCGGGATCCATGCCGTCGATGAAAGCGTAAGCCTCTTCGAGGGCCTTCTTGGTGTTCGGCTTGTTGTCGGACATGGTATTCCTTTCAAATGAGGGGTATCATTATAGACCATGTCGATCCCGCGGATCGTCAGACCTCGGAGACCTTCAGAGTGGCCGTGTCCTTCTTGGTCATGTCCTGAGCGGAGGTCTCCAGAGCGGCGTAGACCTCCTGGTTCTTGTGGTCCACATGGAGCACGCCGTCAACCTCGGGCTCGTAGTTCTTAGCCGCAAGACCGAGCAGAGCGCCCAGGAAAGTGTCGAGAGCGGTGATGGTACCCACAACCGCCTCAGTGTGAGGGAAACCCCACAAACCCGCCAGGGCGAGATACAGGGTGGCGAGGGCAGGAAGCAGAATCTGTGCAATCCACTTCAGAGTGTTGTAGGTCTGATTCGACAGCGACATAGCGCTTGTCCTTTCTTCGGGTGTCAGGAAAATGGATCGGAAGCCGGTTCACGGCATCCATTACCTTTTCGGCAGTCCCGTTTCCGCCGAAAGTGTGGTAGGGCTGATACAGATACTTCTGCAAGTCCTCAAACTCATCGATGGTGATGTAACCACGGGACAGATATGCGGTTCCCATAGCCACGATCTGGTTGTGCGCTAGACCCAACATTAGCTGCGTCTTGGCATCATGCCTTTCCGCACGTTTCTGGAGATATGCCCAGAGACCAGTACTGGTGAGAACTGAGCCGAATATGGTGATCACCAGCTCCACAGTATGAGACATTTAGCCTCCGATAGAAACGATTGGACGCACTCCGTACTTCTCGGTCCACTGGGCCCAAGTGACTCGACGCTGGTCGCCGTAGTACAGGCCGAAGTAGTCCTTAGAGATCTGATCCCGTAGCCAGAAGGACTCTCCCGGGGTCGGAATCGGGTTACCGACACGGAAATACGAGAACTGACGAGAGATGGGGCCGATAGTGTGAGTGTCACCATTGATGCGGTTGTGCACAAGGTATGAGCCGAACATCTCGAACTCGGATGGGATGGTGAGTTGTGGGTACTCCCAGGTCCAGTCCTTCTCCGTGCGCTCCCAGGCATTCCCGGTGTTCTCGTAACCGTGCGGCTCCATAACAGGGAACGTTCGGAAGTCCGACATGGCGAAGACCTGAGTTAGCGTAGAGAACCGCACCATACCATTGGAATAGTCCCGTCGCATCTTGGAGCCGTTCCAGCCGTTTTCGCACCAGCCAGACTCGCCGACATTGTCGATTCCGAGGTTGCGGTCGCTCATGACCGTGATTCGGTGCTGATTCTCGCCGTTCGGATAGTCCAGCCATCTGTCGAAGTCGACGATGATCCACTTGCAGGAATTATCGTTGTACTGCCAGTAGTCGCCCAACCACAAGCCGTCGAACGTCCCGTTCCGAATGGCAGCCTTCTGGGCTGGCGTCATGACCCTGCCCAGGTTGTTGCCACGAGTAATGACTCGCTTAAGATTCGGGTCGTTGTTGAAGGCGTTGAGGAAATCGTTCTTGTTGTTCAGAGCGATCTGTTTGGGCTGCATGACGCTCTGAGCCCACTGAGCATACTGAGCGCCAACCCTACCGCGGCAGTCCGTGACTTCGAAGTCTGTGTTCGTCTTGGCTCCCCTGGGGACCCGAATATAGGCGATGATGACTTCGAAGGTATCGTTCGTCTGGGTAGGCTGAGGAACGCCGCCGCCAGAAGTTCCCTGAATAACACGAGTGCCAGCGGAGCGAACGCTGGGCGTCTTGTCAACCCTGAGGGTTATGGCATCGTAGCGATCGCCGTCCGTAGCGCCCTCGGTAAGCGCGTAGACCTTGTTCGCGTCGTTCTCAATCCAGTGCCCCTTGAACCAGGCGCGACCAGACTGCACGATGACCTCTCGTCCAGAGCCCTTGGCAACCTGGTACCCTCGGCCCCAGTTCTGGAATATACCGTCCGAGATGACTCCGTCGAACATGCGGCCGAAGTCGTCAGCGGAGTACTTCCGGTCCCCATTGATAGAGACGAAGAATCCTGATTTCTCTGTCATGTGATGTTCAACCCCGGTTTCGACTTCTGAATATCGGACAAGGACTCGAACGTCGGGTAGAAGACGTCACCCTCCGAGTCCGAGGATGTACGGATGTACTCGGTCACCCGAGCGATGTCCTGCTGCCCGAATTCGTTCTGAATCTGCACGAAATCGCCCAGGAAGAAGTCCTCGTTGTAAGTATACATGGACTGCTGGGCGGCCTCACCCGAGAACATCTCGAGGGGCATGTGACGCCACAGTTCAGTATTACACTGCTCGTGGATCTGCCGATAAATGGACTCGGGGTCGATCGATGCCACTCCCCACTGGCCGCTCCCTTTCGAGATCATGTACCCGTTGGTGTGTTCGATCGACGGACTCTGGAAATAACCTTCTCGCAGACCGAGTCCCCTGGTACCGACAGTGACGGAGTTGTTCTGCATCGCGGAGTCTCGGTTGTCATCGAGATACTCTTTTGAGAGCTGCAACTCCAAGGGTACGGTGAATTTCACAGCACCCGAGAATATCTTTGTTCGCGTAGACACCTTGGACTTGAAGTAGGTTGCCTTAGATAGGTTGTCATACTTCGGAGAGAATACTACCGGCGGACGCTCACCTTGATTGAATGTTCGGTTCACGCCGTTATACGTATACCCGTACCAGTAATATGGATCTTCCCCGTCGTGCTCGATCGCCCATCCCGACATGGTCAAATCGGTTAGATTCTGAACGAGCTTGTACCAGGAGCCTTCCATAATATATGGATCGGTATCGTCATAGGCCGCATGAGAGTAATCGGCATTACGCGTCATGTTTCGGACAGTGCCGTTGGCATTAGCCCTGATGTTTCCGATGTCCATGGAGGAAACCGGTCGACCCTTGCGAATCCCCGCGGGTAGCTCATCAACCGAGTACCAACCGAATCCTGTGACGTGTCTCTCGTGCGACGTGTCTAGCGAGTCCCTCTGTTTGAACAGCAGGTTGGTGTAGTGTTTAATAACATCTTTGACTTTCCCCTTTGTTCGCTCGTGCATGCATAACCTGGTCCCCTCCCAAATCGGATAGGGATGCATCACCCGTCGGTCCAATATGGACTCAAGACTGCGCCCGCTGACTGTCAGCATCGACTGCTTGCTATACTCGGTGTTGAGCTCAACCTGCTCGATGATCATGAGCTTGTTTGTGCCCTTGGTGTACAAGTAGTAGTCGAGTTGATAGATCTGCAGGTTCTCCAGGGTTCCGGGAACCGTGAGTTTGAAATCGCCGAAGCCGTGGAACCTCTCAGTCCAGATGATGGACTTGTAGTCCTCGCAGATATGCTGGAGGACCATGGCCTCGTCAAAAACCGCAAGATACATGTCACACCCCCTGATAGAGAACGTCGGTTGAGAAATATACGTCCGTGAGATTCGGATCATTCATGGCGATCTGGAACTCGTTGACACCGGGTCTAAGCTTGAGCCAGTCCGAGTTACGATCCAGTGCCGCTATGAACTTGTCCTTGCGACCGCCACGATTTCGGATAATGGACTTGCGCCCGGTCCTAGAATTGACCGTGACAATGTCGCCACCCACGATGGGATCGACCTTGTAATACGTCTTGTCGAGAAATGCCCCGGTGAGCTTGAACTGGTCGCCAGAGAACGTCTCGGTCACCGTGATCGGAAGCTTGGCCCCTGGGCGGAACGTGAAGACCATGGTGAACCCGGTCTCCACATCGCCCTCGTAGTCAATCGTGGCGGACAATAAACCTCGATCTTTGCTGAACTCCAGCGACGGAGATGGCTGATCCATGAAGTCGAACTCGAAAGATGGGATCTCCCTGGACCACTCAAGGTTCTTGTCGATACTAGTATCCGCGTCATGCCAGTAAGCATCTGGGCATAGGATGGAGATGTTGATCTCCTGTTCCTTCGAGAATATGTCCGCCTCCACGGCCTCGACATACCCCTCGGTCTTGACCCTGCGCTTGTCTGTGTTAATATACACGGTCATGAGCTGCTTGATCTGGAACCAGGAGTATATGCGCTGCCTGCTGGTCTCGATGTCGGGCATGGGCAACGGCGCGAGTTTGATCTTGAGGTTCCTCATTCCCGCCCTCGCGCCGTTGAATATAGCCACATCCGTAAGAGCCAGTTCAGTCGTGTTGATCGAGGCCTTCGTAGCCGACAGGCCGTCAACGGATTTGACAGCCACGCCAATTCCCCAAGGATCCCTTAGAGGAAGGACGACTCGTTGCTGTCGATACGTAAGAAACTCGATTGACTCAATCATAGCTCGTACATGGCTCCCTTCACCTGCTCGATCTGGTTGCGAGTCTGGCGGTAGATCTCCGCCTCGGACAGCGCCTTCGGCGAGTTGTTGTACTGGTTGAACACGAGACTTGTGCCCTGGTTGTACGTCTCGCTGGCGGCGGTGTCATTCGACTTCATAGGAGTGCTAGTGACGACTCGTCCAGCAAGCTGAGCGGTTGCCGTCGATGTGAGAGTGGTAGCGATCTCCTCCTGTGGGAGGATTTCATCGAGACGACCCGCTTGCTCCTCGACCTGCGAGAGGTCGAGAACCGGCTTGATCGTCGGATCGGCATTCTCTCCGAATGCGTTGTTCCAAATATCCTTCGTGTTACCGAAGCCCTTGGAGAGCGCGTCGACGGTGTCAGTGGCCATGGTGGTGGCTGCTGCGATGCCCTGCTCAGTGTTGTCAGTGATACCGTTTGCAAGACCCTGCATCAGGAAATCACCGATCTCGTACATCACCCTCGAAGGAGAATGAATGCCGAATGCTGCTTTGACCTTCGAAACAACGGTGCTACCCATGCTCGTGACCGCACTGGCGATGGAGGAGAGCTTTTCGGTGATCGCATTCTTGAGGCCGTTGACCAGCTGAATGCCAGCGTTCTTCATCTGCGCAACGCCCGTAGATACGAGGGTCTTGATGCCGGTACCGATACCCCTCACGATAGCCATGATGAGCCGCGTGCCCGCCTGAGCCATCGCTTCGGAGTTATTCTCGATCGCGTCCGCAAGTCCGTTGATGAACTTGATGACGGTCTTGGCCGCTGCGTCGGTGATTCGAGGCATCTCGTCGCCGAGACTGGTGATGAAGGCCACGATACAGTCCGTAGCCTTCGTCCCGATCTCTGGGATCTTCTGGCTCAGACCATCCAGGAAGGATATGAGGACATCCGAACCCCTCTGGACCAACTGCGGCATGTTATCGATGAGAGCCTGCGACAGAGTCAGGATCAAGAATATGGCGCAGTCGATCAGAGCCTGGGCGTTGTCGTATATGACCTGGATGATCGCCAGGAGGATCGTGGTCATGAGCTGAACGAACGTCGGGATAGACTCAATCATAGCCTGAGCGCCAGACGTCAGGATAAGCTTGAGATACTCGACGATGGTCCCCGAATTGTCGATGAGGACCTGCATGAAGTTGATGAAGCCCTCGCCGAGCGCCGTACCCATCGCAGGCATTCTCTCGATGAAGCCGTCGACGGCCGCGAGGAATGTCTGGACGCCGTCGGCTCCCGAGGTCGACAGGTTCGCAATGGCATCAACCAGTTTGGCAATACCCTCAGTCGCTAGACCAACGCCCATCCCGATCATAAGGATAGCGCCGCCCAGTGCAAGGAGACCGACCGCAGCAAACTCAGCAACATATCCGACAGCCACAAGAGCGGCCAAACCCAGGGCCATGATAGCAATACCCTTGCCTGCGGTGGCCCAGTCCATCTCCCCCAGCATCTTCATGACAGGCGCCAGGAGAGCGAGTGCTGCCACAGTCACGAAGAGGCCCGCGGCACCGGCGAGACTCCCCCCACCGATGGAGCTGATCCCAACGAGAACGGCCAGGGCCGCTGACATCATGACCAGACCCTTGAGGTAGTCGCCCCATGGCATGGATGCGAAACTCTCAATATCGCTGGCGATGAGTTTAAGCGTCGCCGCCAGGACAAGGATCGTTAGAGCCCCGACAAGAGACTTGCCGCCGGAGAGCTTGTCACTTCCGAGCCTTTCAACAGTGAACGTCAAGGACGCCAGGCAAATATCCATAGCGATGATGCCCTTGATCGTGTCGCCCCAAGACAACTCACCGATCTCGGTTAGGACTTTCGCAATTTGTCGCATGGTAAATGCCAGCGCAAGAAATGCGAATGCCGAGGCCTTCTTGATCTTGACCGTGCCCATCTGGGACATCATGGTCATCATCTTCATGATAAGACCAAGTGCCAGAACACCCTGGGTCAGGTCCGACAGACTCATCTCACCAAGCGGCTTGACCGCATAGGCAAGGAGCATAACACCGATGCCCAGCGGAATCGCCGTGAGAGCGAACGCCAGGATATCCTTGTTCTTCTTGGTGGTCGTATCGGCCACCATCATCAGCATCTTTATGACTGCGAAGAGCCCAAGGGTTCCCTTGAGGATGTCGTCCCAGTCCATGGTGCCGATGTTGTTCAGCGCCTTGCCCAGTAGGAGTGCGACTCCGGCCAATACGACCAGCGCCAGCATTCGCTTAGCGAGCCCCTTCGTGTCCTTGCCTTCGCCGGCGCTGGACAACTCGTCCTCCGCCTTCTTGAGCATGTTGAACATGAAATATAGAGCTGCACCAGCGGCCACAATCTTGCCTGCCGGGATCTGGGCGACGACCCAGAGCGCAGCGGCCAGAACGAGAACGGCTCCAGCGAGAATAAGGACAGTGGTGGCCTTGACCTTGGCGGTCGTAGCCTCCATTGATTCCTTGAACCCGTCGATGACGTCCTTGACACTGCCGAGAATTCCGGCGAAGTTGGATCCGGCTTTGCCCCACTCCTTGAAGGTGTTGATAACATTCCGGGCAATTGCGAGGAATGTAACCAGAGCGCCCGTCTTGAGGATGGCGTCGAATATGCCCCCGTAGTCGCCGTTGTCGGCCATGTTCTTGAGCTCAGCAAATGCGCCCTTGAACGGCTCGATGAGAGCCTTGGCGGCGATGACGGCGTAGTGGCCAACTGTGGACAGAACCTTGCCGATGCCATGGATAAGCTTGACGAAGTTATGCCACCCGGACGTAGCCTTGTCCTTGAGCTCGAGGTTGGCGATGAACTCCTTGGTGGTGTTCCATCCGTACTTGACGGACTCGGCATACTCGCCCATCAGCGTCTTGAGGTCGCTGAACGCCTTATGGAACGGTTTGGTGTCGAAGTCGAAGTTCAGCGTTGCCAGATTCTTGAGAACGCCCCAGACACCAGCTCCGAACGACGACAGAATGCCGCCGAGGGACGACAACCAAGCAATATCGGGTCCATTCTGCATGGCCTCAGCCCACTCGCTGAACTTGGTGGACACTTCGTCGTAGAGTGCGGCCAGTCGCTCCATCTTGGGAGTCAACCAGTCGCTGACGACGATGGCCTGCTTGTTGATGCACTCGGTCAGCCAGTTGATAAAGCTGGTGAGCTTGTCGATCGCCGGAATAAGATGGTCGGCCAGGTGCTGCCCCCAGAAATATGACTTCTTGTAGGCAGACTCAAACAGCTCGACAATCTTGTTCTTGAGCTTGGTGAACTTGGACTCGTTCGCCTCAGCCGTGTCGCCGGCGTTCTCGGTGGAATCGCTGGTGATGCCAAGTGCCTGCCCAACTTCCTGGGCGCTCTCCTTGAGTTCCCGAAAGGGAGCGACGATGGACTCCTTGATGCTGGAGCCCGCAGTCTTCAGAGCCTCCCACAGACCGTCCCAGGCCTCCTTGAGGCGCCTGAGACTAGGCGTGATCTCGTCATGGAATCCCTCGGAGAAGTTGTTCCATATACGCTTCAGACCGTGGCCCGTCCATATGAGGGCCTTGATAACGTTCTCTGCGACATTCAGGCTTTCGTACCAACTCTGAACGGCCTCGACGCTCTCCAGGAGACTCCAAGACCAACCCGCGGTGTGGCCACGAAGGTTGGAAATGATGGCTCCCAGTCCCTTGAGCGCTCCGCCGGCGATCCATCCGATTATCTTGCCGAAGTCGGTGAGGACTAGTACGCCTATTTTGACGATTCGGAAGAACGACTCGAAGTAGTTGCCGATCGACTCGACTGTAGCCTCGCTGGGGACCAACTTAGCCATGAAGTTAGCGAACGCCTCGGACATAGCGTACAGTCCCTCGGCGGACGGGCCGCTGAAGACCTGCGAGAACGCCTGACCAATGCGCTGCAACGGATCCCACATGGCGTGGAACAAGGAGGCAAGACCCTCAAGGATCTTCTCCCTACCACCGAGGTCCGCCCAGCCCTGGAGAAGGGCGTTTCGGGCGTTACCCATCTGTGTGATGACACCGCTCGGACCCGTGAGGAATGCACCGACCTTGGTCCACAGCTCCTTGGCCTGCTCGAAGTCACCGAAGATGATTCGGAATGACTGAGACCAGGACGAACCGAGCTCCTCGCCGATAACGCCCATCAACTGCGAGAACGTCTTGATGTCCTGAGCCGCAGACATACCGGTCTTGGCCAGTTCCTGGATCTGAGCGATCTGCTCCTCAGTGTAACCCATGGAGAGAAGTTGCTCGTCGGAGTACTCACCAGCCATCTGCTTCAGAGTCTCCATCATGATCTCCTGGTCCAGCCAGCCCTCTTGCAGGGAGAGTCTGAACGAACCATTCTTGGCGATCATCTCGTCGACGTTCTTGCCGTGGATCTTGGCAGTCTGGATCAGCTGGTCCTGGAACTGCTTGGTAGCGATACCGGCGTTCTCCAGGGACATCCAGTCCTGAAGCTTCACTGTTCCCGCGGCCATAGCCTGCGACAGCTGGTACATAGCCCTCGAGGTGGCCTCGGAGTTGGCACCGGCGACTGCTGCCCAGTTCGCCAGACCCTTAATCGATGCGACCGAGTCATCCAGACCAATACCGGCAGCGGTGAACTTACCGATGTTGGACGTCATCTCACCGAAGTTGTAGATGGTCTGGTCCGCGTAGGTGTTCAGTTGGTCCAGAGCCGCGTTAACGGTCTGGATCGTCTCGCCCTTCTGAGCAGTGTTGGCGAGAATGGTCTGAACGGAGTTGAGCTGGAGCTCGTACTCCTTCATACCGTCAATAAGCGGTTGGACAGTGAAGCTCGAGAGCATTGAGGAGCCGATCTCGGTGATCTTTCCGCCAATGCTGGCGAGTGCACCGAACGCAATCGACTGGAGAGCCGAGAATCTGCTCGTGGTCTCGGCAATACCCGCCTGGGCCTCCGAGAAATTAAGGTTCTTGGCGGCCGCGGAGACCTGATTAATCCCCTCGACACCGCCTCGAAAGGCCAACCCCTCCTCGAGCTTCTTGACTCCGTTGAGAGAGTCCTGAACCCCGTTCATGAATTGGCCGTTGTTGAATTTGAGCGAGACTACCCGCTCCTCGATTGACGCCACTAGCCTCTCACCGCACTTTCAAGCTGCTTGACGATGCTGTCAAATATAGGCCTGAGCGCCGGATTTATATAATCCACGCCCTGGACATAGCCACCGGTTCTGGTGCCATGCCCGTATTGCAATATGACTGCGATCGGGACACCCTGCTCCACGTGGGAGTTGTTCCAGACCAGCGAGACTCGATTTCTGCTCCGCTTGATCTCGTAGGACCAGCTGGATGCAGTGTAACCGGACCTGACCGGAGTAGCAGCAGCTAGCGCAGCCACCCCGGCCTGTCCGCAGTCGTCGAGGAAATCGAAGAAGCGGCCCTCTTTGAGTCTCTCGAGCCACTTCCCCGTATCCATCCTCGAATCCATCTCCAGCGTAAACGCCGGGCTCATGCGGCCCTCTCACAGGCGGCCGCGATACCTGACACAATGGCACCCATGGCTCCTCGAGACCATCCGGTCTTGAGCTGCTCAGCGTCAGCGGGGATATGCGCAACTGTCGGGAGACCTGAAGCCTTCAGGGCATCCCATGTGGTCTGTGGCGCATTGAACTCCATGGACAGAATATCGCAGACCTTGCCCGTTAGGAAGTTCGGATACCATTCCTTGGTTGTGTCCGAGGCATACGCATACCCCCAGGTCTTGAAGCCGCGTGCTCGCATCCCGTCGAACGCCCACTTGGAGTCCCCGTACGACTTGAGTATGACCCTCTGCTCCATGCCTTTGAACATATCGCAAACGGCCTGCCACTCGCCCAGCTTATGCTTCGGATCGAAGACGATGACGTGACTCTTGGAGTACGTGTCCATCAGCCAATCGATCGTCGCCGGCATGTACTGGGTCTTCGACGCCGCGGCCTTGATCTCAGCCCAGGTATACTCGTCCGCGTTCTTGGTTAGAGCCGGAACGAGACGCGACAGACTCTTGTCATGACAGCCGAACCAGACGCCGTCCTTGCTCCGAGCGGCCGAAAATTCCAGCGCGTGAGCGTGGTAGTCGACCGCCTGGGTGTATCCGATCTCAGTGTGCTCGGGCCAGGACTGGGAGCCGCCACGATGCCCCACAATGAAGTGCGGAATCGTGAGGAGCTCTGAGATCGTCTTGGCGCCCTCAGGAATTGCTCGCATCGTGACGGTTGGGGTCTCCCGAGCCCCGTCCCATACAGTGACGCCAATACTTGATCCGTCGGCAAGAGTCGGATCTAGCGAGTTGTTCTCCGCCTGGAGCTGGACGTCGACGCCGAACCGGGCACATACGCCTGTATCGCTCGGAGGTATGTACGCAGACTGCGCATAGCCGACGACGATCGACGACCAGGATGCGTTAGTGGCCTTACCCCAGGAGCCGTTCGTTACGGACTCGACGTTGGCCGGGAAAGTAGCCAGGGGATTGGTCGCAGTATCGTGCTGCACGAATCCCGTGAACTGGGGAAATGGGCCGTTCTTCCATCCGTCGGCGCTCTCAGCCGGCAAACGAGGGGACAGGTTCTTGACCTTGGCCCCGTCCAGCACCATGAGGACCGCGCAGCACCGGGCGTTATACCCCGCATTCTTGGACTTCCATCCCACATTCTGGGTGTCGGCAGGATTCGCAACCATTTTGACAGCCACGGTACAAGAGCGAAGCTTGGCTCCCGTGGCGTACTTCCCGGTCCATCCCGCAGGTGTGCAATCCTGCATGTCGCCGAACTGGCCTCCCACTACGAGCAGCGCCCAGTCCCCGGCGACAGACGGAACACTTAGTTTCTCGTCCGGGTTCTTGGAGACCGCGATACCCTTCAGGTGAGAAGCCATGATCAGGCCTTTCGTACGATGACCGTGTTCGGAGGAGTACCTGCAGGCACCTGCTCCTCACGGCCGAGGATGAGAACATTCCCGTTTCCGCCGCCTCCGCCACCAGCAGGACGATTAGTCTTGATGGTGACGTCGACGACGTTGTCCTCACTCAGGGTGACGTTCTTGGTGGCGCTCCAACCCTGGTCATCCAGGAAGAGACGAGCATTGGTGCTGCGGAAGAACCACACCATACCGTCGATTTTACCGTTCTCTCCGGCAGTATCAACAAAGGTGGGGCCGTCATCGGGATCGACGGTTAGTGTGGCGAACGGGGGAATGTCTCCTTTGACGTGACAGTAAGGCACGATGGCCTCACTTGCCCTCGTCAGACTTCGACTTGGCCTCGTTGAGCGCCTTCAGGATCAGGTCCTGCTTGTAGGAGATGTCCTTCAGCCAACCAACGATGGGGCCGTCGAAACGGCGACCGGCGATACCGGCACCCGTCTGGTCGGAGACCTCAACAAGGCGGTCCTTGATCTCAGAAAGCAGATCGGTGGCGTATGACACTTCGAGTTCCTCTCCGCCGTCGCTCGTGCCCTGAGACGGACGGCCTTTGTTGTACCAGTAGCGGCATGCGTCGGAGAACGGCACGCCGTACGCTTCGTAGGACCCATACATGGTCCCGGAATTGTAGCGAGACCCCACTCGGCGGAGGTCCTCGTAGGAATCACCCTCGGCGTCGATGAGACCCTTGAGGATGGAGCAGCCGACCTCGGCCGATTTCTGCGGATCCCACCAGGCTCGGTCGGGATCGTTGATGAAGTACCCGTTGTAGGTGACCTGAAGCGGACCAACACCGTTCGAGGTTCCCCACTCAGAAACGATGGGCCAGAAGTAGTTCTTGAAGTTGTGCTCCGTGACCTCGCCCCAGCCCGAGCAGGCGCCCCCGGCGTCGTGGCCGTAGATGTTGGCGCCATCCTCGCCGGTCTCCACCTTTAGGCAGCCGAGAGCGGCCCACCAAGGACACCCGGTGGCGTCAGCGGCGCGAAGAACGGCCTGCTGAATGGAGGTTCCCGAGGATGACTCGGCGTGTGAGGGAGCCGAGCCGCCGTGGTTGTCCCGTCGACGAAGACAGTGCGTCCAGGATGCGGACTGGGTATATGGGTGGTCGTTGTAGTAGATGGAGCGAACCTCGCTACCGGTCTGGTCGCCCATGTACCCGTCGATACTTCCATCCTCGGCGATCCGTGCCTCGGAAAGAACTGTTGGGTTAAGAGCCGTCACCATGGCGACATGTCCCTTACCACCCGAGGCCTCCTCAGACAAGACGATATCGCCGACCTCGAATCCGCCGTCAGGCTCGTTAGCCGTCCAGGAATCCGAGATGTCGGCGAAGTTGCGCTGAGCACACTCCTCTCGGAGCGATCCAGTCCAGGTTGACCTGGGGAAGTAGCCGGCAGTGAAGGGCTCGCCCCACTCGTGGTGAGCCGCGAGGTTGTAGCATCCTGCGACGAGAGCCGAGCAGTCGGCATTGGCAGGTGGATTGATGAGCCAGCCGTCCCAGTCGGACCGATCGTAGAAGGTCCAGCGATCTGGCTGCGAGTAGCCGACATCCGCGACGTCGGCGTAGTACCTGGCACAGGATGCCGCGTATTGAGATACAGTCATTTTGACCTTTTCAGCCGTTAGAGTTCTCGATGGGGGCGAAGACCGTCGGGACGATCCTGTTCCCTTCTGCCTTGATCCACATGACTACCGTGTTGTTGGGGCGAACCTCGATAGTGGAGCCATCGATGGTTCCATCGCCCTTCGGAAGCGGGAAACAGGTTCGAGTCTTCACCTGGAATGCCGCCGGAATGTCAGCGAGCCGACGTTCGGTGTTGATTGGGCCGCTGAAGTTGGCCCCTTGCCAGCCATCGCCCTTGATTCGGATGTAGACGGTCCCGGCCATGACACGATACTGGTAGGAGCCCGCTCCTTCGCCGGAGGTAATCTCTTTCCAGCCAGTGTCGAATGTCCCGTAGCCAGCAGCCGCCCGGTTGTTGAACCAGACAACCTTCTCAGGCATGGACTCCTTGAGGTCGATCACCTTCTGGTCTGAGGAGCCATCCTTGCGGACTACCCGTACCAAGGCCTTGGATCCCTCGTAGAACGGGACGTCCAGCTCGAAGCTGGGATCTGCGCCCAGTGTTATCGATGCGTCAGTAACCCCGTTGGCGGGGGAGATGTAGACGGTACTGAACGGACTAGCCTCTCCACGAACTTTTGTGTGGAGGAGAGGAGTAACGCCAGGCATGTTAACCTCTTGACTTGTACTTGGCCCGTCTCGCCGCGTTCAGAGCCTGATTCTGTCGAAGCGTGGCGGCGGTCGACATCTTCTTGTCAGGTTGGTTCTTGACATTGCACACTCGAATGAGTGTGAGAAGCCGGTGAAGGTGCCAGCACTGGCACTCGAACGGAATCTGGAGAGCGACCATCCAGTAGTAGACCAACTCTGACGTGATAGTGTTTCGGCTGGGGCTGGAGCCCTCGGACTCCACGAACGTAGTGGCCGTCATCGAGTCCTCGATGTACTCTCGAATCCGTTTCACGTTCTCCATGGACAAGTGTGAGTAGACGACGGGGTCGACGTCGTTCAGAGTCATGCACTTGATGTAGTCCAGGACCTGCTCTTCAGTGAGCTTCTCGTTGCCGATGTATGGGATGTGCCATTTGGACTCCCATTTTGACAGAGCGACGAGACTGTGCTCCAGCTCGAGGTCGCCCTCAAAGCCGTTGATGAACTCGTTACGATCCTCGTCATAGAGCTCATCCCCGACGACATGAATCGTCAGCATTCGTTCCTCCCTGGAGTCACCACGGACCCCGGAGCGCATCACGGGGTCCGTGGGAGTTGTCATCCAGCAGCCTTGACTGCGGCGATGACCTCATCGGGGGTCGGGAGCTTGGCGTCGTTAGTGCCGTCGCCCCAGATCAGCTTCTCGATAGCGGTCATGCCGTTCTTGCCGATGACGCTGGAGTCGAGGGTGACAACACAGGTCGGCTTGTGGTCGGTGACGTTCACCGGGGTGCCCTTGAAGGACCACGAGAAGGTGATCGCCTCAGGGGAGTCGTTGATCGTACCGTAGGACCGCTCCGAGGGGGAGGCAGCCAAACCGTACAGAAGGTGCAGCTTGTAGCCGTAGTTGTTCTTCTGCTGGTCGTTACCCTTGATGGTGCGGTATGCCAGCCCGAAGGAGGAACGCTCCTGCTGACCGATGACGACCTTGTCGACGATTGCCGAGCCGTCACACTGGAGCCACTCGTCCGGGTAGGTGTAGGCCTCGATCTTTCCCTCGAACGTCTCCGCCGAGGTCAGAGAGAGGTACTTGATGTTGTCCGCGTACAGGTCGGTCTGCTCCGCACCAGACGGGGTCTCAGTCACGTTGGTGAGACCCGACCAGGCGACGCCCTTGCTGTAAGCGCCAGTGGCGGGGTTGACGGGGAAGAGGACCCCACGGTCCACACCAGTCTCATAGAACTTCTTGCCCGTCTCGTCCCATGTGAGGACTGCCATCTATACTCCTTGGTAGATGTTGAACACGTCGTGATGAAGGTTGTGCGAGACGAAGTGCCTCTCGAAGGTGCACATGGGCATGCCTGCCAGGACGTCCAGCACCGGCTCATCGGGATTCCTGCTGATGAGGGTGACCGAATAACGCGGCGTGTACATCCAGTTGGCGTTGTCCCCGAACTTCGAGTCGGCTCGACTCCGTTCGTACACGATGCACGGGTAGGTGAGCTGGACGGACTCCGGGGGTTGGAAGTAGACGTTCCTAGAGCCCAGCGCTTCGACGAGTTTGTTGTGGAACTCAAGGCGTTGGGCCATTGTACACCTCTCCGAGGTTGAGGATGAGACGGGGGCGGCGGACCTCCACATTTGTGACGACCCAGCGCGCCCCCATCCACCTCACATACTTGATGGCGAAGAAGTTCTCCTCGGCGTAGGAGTCGGCCACGATGGATATCTCGTTGTTGAGTCGGAGATTCTGTAGAACCTTAGGCTCACTGTCGTACTGCTTCTGGGAACGGTTCACGTCCCCGTAGTACTCCCTCTCCGTGACCTTGTCCTCGAACACTCCCGGCGATGTCTCGACGGCGTGCCCGTATCCTATGCTTCCGAAGAATCTTGCCATTTTGACCGGATCAGGCCGTAGCCTTCTCGATGACGATCGCGGACTTGTACTTCGTCAGCGAGCCCGAGCAACGAGCCTCCAGCAGGTACTTCTGCTGGTTGAAGTCGATGTCGAACTGCTCGAAGAAGGAGGTCTCGCCGCCCTTGTCAGCACCCAGGGTGTAGTCCTGCATGTTGACGATGATGCCGAGCAGGTTCTGGGTCTTGCCGCCGACATCGCGCTTGGCGCCTTCCATGACCTCAACCTCGATGACATCCGAGACGTTCAGGGCATTGGCAACGGCCTGCTTGGTCTCGTAGATGTAGCGCTTGTTGATGTCCTTGATCTCGAGCATGTCACACACGAACGCGTTCGTGGTGAACAGGACCGGCATGCCGGAGCCCTTGTAGAACTTCCGAGACCGACGGACGATGTCGATGACGTCCTCGGTCTTGGCGTCCTTGTCGACAAGAACCTTGTGGGAGAACAGCTCATCATCCTTCCAGATAGGACGGATGTTGTTCTCCTTGATCTTGTCGGGGTTGGACACCTCACGACCGTCGCCGATCAGGACGGCGCGAGCGAGCTCCTCCTCGAGGGCGAAGCGCAGGTTCTGCTGCATCCAGGCGACAACGTTGAACGTGGTGATGTCAAGGACATCGTCACGGTCGATCTTCGTCTTGTTGTAAACGGTCGTCGGCTCGGTCTTCCGGTTGGCGACCTCGTAGACGACGTCCTTCTTGCGGCTAGCCTTGACGTAGCCCTTAGCCCGCAAGTCGTCAGCGGTCAGGTTGGACCACTGGGTCTTGACACGGGAGAAAGGCGAGTGCTTGGCACCCTGGAGAACCTTGGCAACCCAGGAGTTCTCGCGCATGATGCGCTGAGGCTCCGGGTCCAGGTTGGTAGCGTCCGGGAACAGCAGCTCCGGGTTCTTGATGCCGTAGTCCGCGGCGTGAGCCAGGACAGCGGTGCGGAGAGTCATGCCGGGCTGGCGGGCCTCAGCGAAGATCTGCTCCTCATCGGCGTGAGAGAGGTGCGGGCCCATAAGGTTACGAGCGTCGCCCTCGAAGATGTTGGAATGCATCAGAGTATCACCCCCGGAGTCGCCGTGCTCGGCGTCCTCATCGTAGTCTTCGTCATAGTCCTCATCGAACTCTTCGTCCTCGTCGAAGTCCTCATCGCCGTCAACGTCACCGCTGATCTCCTCGATAAGGGCTGCAACCGCAAGACGCTGGTCATCGTCGAGGGTCTCGAGGACATCGGCGACCGTGAGGTCGTCCTCGTCGTAAACCTCGTCTTCGTCCATGGATTCTGTGTCCTCCGTTGTTTCTCCGGAATCGTGCGAGAGCGTGAGACCGGAATAAATGACGGCCTCGTCCTCGGACTCGGTCCATGAACCATCCGAGTGCTCCAGAGCAACGTTGTCGATCAAGGCGCCCGGGTTGGCCCCGGACAGGACCATGGAAACCTCGACGATGTTGCCGTGAATAACGTCAGCCCCTCGTTGGTCGAGGCGGTTGGCGTAGATCGAGAGAGCCTTGACGTCGCCGTGCTTCACGAGCTCCTTGGCGTTCTCCGCGCCGGGAGTGTCGTTGAAAGCGCAGTAGGCGTAAACGCCCTCATCCCGATTCTCGAGCAGTGCGTGCCCGAGAACGTTGTCGACGGCATTGTGCCCATGCTGCCATACAAGCGGCACGCGCTGGCCGTCATTCTCCTTGAACGCATTATGCTTGATAGTGCGCCCGTCGGAGCAGGTCAGGTCGTTCTTAGTGGCCCAGCCACTGAAGTCGAACTTCATCCTTCTCCTCTGACTTGGCTCATCGGCATGCTGAGCACTGACTGAACATCAGGACCACCGGGGCCCGAAATATCCCCCTCGCCGTCCAGGGAGGTATCACCCATCTGAGGGTTGATGTTCGGGTTCTGCAACTGATCCGCCTGCTCGTTCGGGGACGGCGGAAGACCGATCCTCGTACGAGCCTCATTCGGCGTGATGACCTGGTCTCTGAGCATAGTGTCCAGAGACGTGACGATCTGGCTCGGAGGAACGTTCTTGAACGGGTCGCGGATGTACTGTACGGCCTGCCCCTGGGTTCGCGCAGTCTTCGTTAGGAAGGCCTTGCTCATCCCGTCGGCAAGTGCCGAGAGTACAGGCTCCACAGCCCGGTTCCAATAATGCGTCCAGACGATCTCCGTCGCAGTGCCCTTGAAGACGTCCTCCGAGATACCTAGTCGACTCATGAGCTCGGCGGTGAGGAACTTGATCTGATCGAGCAGGTTGTTCTCCGCCGGGCGGTTCAGCTGTGTGATCTTCTCGGAGCCGTCGGTGTAGGCGATCCCATGTCCGCCTTTGCCGAGCTGGTCCTCAATGGACTGAATGCGGTTCTCCGCCCGCTGGCGCATGGCCTCGGTCTTGACGACATACGGGAGCTGGATGATGATGTCTAGCTTTCCCGTGTACGTCTTCTCGTCGGCCAGGTCCAGCATGGAGAGCTTGCGGCTCAGTCGCTTGAGGGTTGAGTTCGGCTTGTTCATCACCTCATAGAGAGGATTCTCGATGATGGCAACGGTGCGCTTCGGCAGGATCACCCGCTCCTTGGCGGAGCGAGCCTGGTTGTAGACCTCAACCTCGACCTGCTCGGGGAACCACTGGGTGATCCGCCCGACTCGCAGTTGTTTGATGTCGAAGCTGTTGTTGGTCCTCGGGTCCAGGTCGGACTCGACCGGAACGATTGCGATGACGCCCTCGTCGAACAGGGACAGCACGGCATCTTGGATGAAGGCTCGGCCGCTCTGGTCGATGTTGGGCTCCAGCATCAGGCAGTCATTCAGGGCTGACCGCCGAACGCCAACAAACGTTCCATTTTGAGCTGTGTCGACATGTCGGATCGGCGTGGCGGACACGTCGATGGCGATCATGTTGAACAGCGATGAGATGATCGACTTGTCGGCTGTCCATCCGAGAGCAAGCCGGTCGGCCCGTACGGAGTAGGACGGACCGAGGTGCGATCGATCGATGTCCCTGCCAGTGAAGGCATTGTAGGCGTGCTGTAGTCTATCTCGCAGTCCTATGTCCTTCACCTCCTAGTCGAACATGTCCTTGTTGAGTTTGTAAGCGACCCAGGCGTCCATAAGGGCGGCGACCGAGTCGATCTTGTTCTCCCGTCGGGCCTTCAGGAGCTTGCGGTTCCCGTTGGTGTCCTCCAGGGTGATGGCGTTCCCCATCGTGAAGGTCATCATGGACTGATCGAAGAGGAGCTTGCGGTCCTCCGCCATGTCCTTGATCTCTCCCAGAGGCACGGACTCGGTCCGGGCTCCCTGGATGACCTTCTCGATGCCGAACGGTCCATTCTCGTTCTCCCAGCGAGTCACGAACTCCTTGGCGTTGTATGGGTCGAAGCCCAGGCAGCGCACGTCATACTCGCAGTCCGCGATGAACGCCTCGAGGTCTTCGTAGACGTTCATCATGTCGAGAACCGTACCCTCGAGCACCATGAGCGAGCCCTCCTGTAGGAACTCCTCGTACTTCTGACGAGTGGCTCCCGGAAGGCGCAGCATGGTGCGCTCGGAAATGTAGCAGCGCGTCTTGACACCAAACCTGCCCCGGCTTAGGGGGAACAAGAATGTGAAGGCGGTGAAGTCATCGCCCTGCGATAGGTCGACGCCGATGGAACAAGGCATACCCCAGAAGTCCTGACGGTTGTGCCGCAGGGTCTCTTCGTAGGTGAAGAAGTATGTGTACCCCTCCATGGGAATGCCGAACCTCTTGGCCAGAATATCGTTCCTAGCCGCGGGCACGTGCTCCGCTCGTTCGACGTCTCGCTGGTATGTCTCGTAGGAGACGGTGGCCCCGAGATTTGGCTGGGCCTTCAGCCATGTCGACGGATCCCCGACCTCCTTGAGGTCATCGAGCCTGTAGTAGAAGATGGATGTATGGGGATCCGAGTACTCCCCTCGAAGAATGTTGAGGAGCTCCATCTTCATGTTGTCGCCGGCCGAGTTCCGGACGGTACCCTCCGAAGACACCGCCAGGATAAGCCAGTCGTCGACCTTGGACGCGCCCTGCTCGATGGCTCCAACCACGTCTTCACGAATATCGCCCGAGAGCCATTCGTCTACCGTGTTCATCTTGGTGCGGAGACCCTGGAGCTTGTCGATCGACATTGGGCGAACCTCGAGCAAGCTGTTGGTCATGAAGTTCTCGATCCCCTTCTTGGTGGGGACGAGCTTCTGCCTGAGAGCGCGGCTGCCGGTCGTGTTCTGCAGAGACCCTTGAGTCATGAAATCGAACAGGGGTCCCTTGGCCCTTGTGATGGCGGTGCGGAAGGGCTGCATGACCTCCTCGGCCTGCTTCATCGTCGGCGCGGTCGTCACCTGGTGGGTGGTCGACGTGTCGATCGTGAGGAAGTAGGCTTGAAGGAGGGTTTCATACAGAGACTTCGCTCCGCCTCGGGCGACGATGATGTACTGCTTGTTGATGAGGCGTTGCTTCACCCGGCGTTTCTCGAAGTGGCCGCCAGCCGTCGTCTTGTTCGGGACGTAGACTGATCGCTCGGTGAAGATCCACCATCCAAAGATCTGCTCAGCCCAGAGCTTGAAGCTTGGTAGAAGTCGAAGATCGGATCCGTCGGTTAGAGTCATCTCCGCTTCCGCGAAGCGGATGAACCCCTCCACAGCGTCGCTATCGTAATAAAAACCGGGATTGCGAATCCGATCATCGATCCTATTCATCTCCATCTCGATCTCCTTGCAGATCGGGATTCGACCTGCGAGGACATCGTCTCTGAACTCGGCGTAATATCGCGGGGTAGCGGTATTGGAGAGCATGGTCAGCGGCGACGCTTCCTAGAGCGTCCGCCCTTCTTACCCCCGCCGTTGGCTTTTCGGTTGGTAGCCGCTCCTGCTGCCGCTGCGGCCGCGTTGGCGCCAATTCCGACGCCTAACCCGAGGGCGGCACGTTTGGCGAGCTTATCAGCACCGGCGCCCTTTCTAGCCATGACCTTGGTTCCGCTGGTGGCGAGCCGCCTGTATCCAACGCCCTTACCCGGCTGGACAACATGAGTCGAAAGGGCCTTACCAGGGGCCTTAGCGGCCTGTTTGCCGAACTTAGACTTAGCCGCCCCTGCCGCCTTGCCAGCCGCAGCCTTGGCCGAACGGGCTGCCATGCCGGCCGAAGACTTCGCACCGCCTACGCCGCCCTCAGCCGCCTTGCGCGCCTTATTACCAACCTTCCAAGCCTGGTTCTTGGCCTTGTAGCCGGCGCCCTTGACTGCGTTACCGGTCTTGAATGCGGCAGCATTGGCAGCGAGACGAGTGGCCTCAGCATACTTACCCGCTTTGGTGGTCTTCAGCTTCTCAGCTGCGCCCTTGGCGTTAGCCGACTGAGCCTTAGCGAACCGCTTGGCCTGCGCCGTCTTGACTCGAGCCTGGGCACCGAGATTACGGCCCTTGCCCTTGGCAAAGTCCTTAGCGGATGCTCCGTGCTTCTTGCCCTTGCCTGACTTGTGCAGGTAGTACCCAGCGCCAGCG